GATCCTGTTTATTTTACTAAACGTTATGTTCAAATTGTTAACGTGGACGAAGGTCTTGTGCCTTTTGCTATGTGGGACTTTCAAGAAGATCTAATTAGGAAGTTCCACAAACACAGATTTAATATTGCCAAGTTACCACGTCAAACTGGAAAGTCTACGACAGTGGTATCGTATTTGCTACATTTTATTCTTTTTAATGACAGTGTTAATGTAGGTATTCTAGCAAACAAAGCATCAACATCAAGAGATTTGTTAGGTAGACTACAAACAGCATATGAGAACTTACCCAAATGGTTACAACAAGGTGTTATTGTTTGGAACAAAGGTAACATTGAATTAGAGAACGGATCTAAAATTCTTGCTGCCTCAACTTCAGCATCTGCTGTTCGAGGAATGTCATTCAACATCATCTTTTTGGACGAATTTGCGTTCGTTCCAAATCATGTTGCAGAGGACTTTTTCTCTTCTGTGTATCCTACCATTTCATCTGGTAAGACAACAAAGATCATTATTATTTCAACTCCTTATGGTATGAACCACTTCTATAAGTTGTGGGTTGATGCTCAAAATAAACGTAATGGATATGTTTGGTCTGAAGTTCATTGGTCTCAAGTTCCGGGGAGAGATGAAGAGTGGAAAGCACAAACTATCAAGAACACATCGGAAAGACAGTTCACTCAAGAATTTGAATGTGAGTTCTTGGGGTCTGTTGATACTCTTATCTCTGCTTCCAAGTTAAGATCATTAGTTTTCGATACACCTTTAAGTTCTAGTAAAGGATTAGACATATATGAACAACCCAAAACAGATGCTGAAGGAAAATCTCACGAATATATTATTACTGCTGATGTCAGTAGGGGCATTGGTGGAGATTATTCTGCTTTTGTTGTTTTTGACATCACAACAGTCCCATATTCTATTGTTGCCAAATATAGGAACAATGAGATAAAACCTATGTTATTTCCAAACATCATTAATGATGTAGCTAGAGCATATAACAATGCTTATGTTTTATGTGAGGTTAATGATGTTGGTGATCAGGTAGCATCTATTTTAAATTATGATTTAGAATATCCTAATGTTCTCATGTGTGCTATGAGAGGACGTGCCGGACAAATTGTTGGACAAGGATTTTCTGGCAACAAAACTCAACTTGGAGTCAAGATGAGTGTCACCGTTAAAAAAATTGGATGTGCTAACCTAAAACAAATTATTGAAGATGATAAATTATTATTCAGAGATTATGAAATTATAAATGAATTAACTACATTTATTCAGAGAAAACAATCTTTTGAAGCAGATGACGGTTTCCATGATGACTTAGTTATGTGTCTTGTAATCTTTGCTTGGTTAGCAGTACAAGATTATTTTAAAGACATGACAGACAATGATGTTCGTCAAAGAATATACGAAGATCAAAAAAATCAAATTGAACAAGATATGGCACCGTTCGGTTTTATTACTACAGGACTGGAAGGTGATGATGGATTTGTTAGTGATGGTACGGTTTGGTATGGAGATACTCAAGAAGATGTAGGATACATGTGGAACTATTGAAAATCATAAATAATTTTAGATTTTAAATGGATTCAACCGAGAGGAGAATAAAATGGCAAGTCAAGTCTCGCCTGGTATTGTTGTAAGGGAGCGTGACCTTACAAGTTCTGTTGTAACTGGTGTACAGCAGATTACCGGGGCCCTAGCTTCTTCCTTCAAAAAAGGACCTATTGAAGAAGTTGTAGGTATTAACTCACAAAAAGAACTTGTTGAAACATTCGGAAAGCCTGTTGATGCTAACGCTGAGGACTGGTTTGTAGCTTCCGAATTCCTACAGTATGGCGGTAGACTAGCGATTGTTCGTGCTGCTACTAACGTTTTAAATGCCGCTCCCGCTAGCGGAACACCTACCCTTGTAAAGAACGAACTAGATTGGCAGGGTGGAACTGGAGCATCGAATGATTTCATTGCTAGATCTGCCGGAACATGGGCAAACTCACTAGCAGTTGTTGTTGCTGACAGAGGTGCTGATCAAATTGTAACTATTGCCGCTACTCCTGCTGGTGGTCTTAATGCTGGAGACAGTGTTACGTTCACCACTGCCGGTGGACAAAAGAGTGGTGTAGTTTATTCCTATACAATGGCAACACAAGAACTAGCCGTTGTTCTAGATGATCCAACTTCTCTCCTCACAACCTCTGCTGTTCTTGATGATCCAGACTCTGTAGGAGAAGTAACTGGAGTACAAACAGTAACTGCTGGTGGATCCGGTTATACAAACGGAGCAACAGTAGGAACAACCGCTACTAGCGGTGGTGGAGATGATGCTTTAACTCTACAACTAACTACAGTAGATGGAGTTCTATCTGGTACTGGTGCTGTTTCTGCTGCTGGTACTGGTTATGTTGCTGGACAAACCTACGCTGTAACCGGTGGTGGTGGTACTGCTGGTGAAGTAAGTGTTGATAGTGTAGATGGATCCGGTGGAATTCTTACTTATTCTGTTGCTACCGGTGGATCTGGATACACTGCTGGACCATTAGCAATTGCTTCTGCTACTACTCAAGCAACACTAGAGTTTACAGTTTCTAATGGTGTTATTACCGCTGCTACTGCTGTTGCTGGTGGTACAGGATATGCCGTTGGCGACACTGTTCAAGTAAACGGTGGTGATGCTGGTGGCGTGGTAACTATCGCTGCTGTTGTAAATGACACCACAGCAATCAGTGCTGTTAAAGATTGGTGGAGCAACTACGAGATTGCTTCTACCGGATTGACTTTATCTGCTATTGGTCCTCGTCCTGGAACTTCGATCTTCGCTTCAAACTTGGGTCTTAAGTATGATGAAATTCATGTTGCTGTTATTGACGTAGATGGTAAGATTGCTGGTTCTCCAGGAACTGTTCTTGAAAGACTAACTTATCTTTCTAAGTTAACTGACGGTAAAGGAACAGAAGGTGGTCAGAGATATTATAAGACCATCATCAATGAGCAATCTAAATATATCTTTGTTGGAGCAACTCAAACATATACTTCGGCACCTTCTACTGCTGGTGTCGGTGTTGCTTGGGCACAAGCATCCGAAGATTTAACTAGCGGAGATGCCTTTACTCTTGTTAATCAAGCAGGAACAGAAGAAGGATATGTTCGCCTAACAGGTGGTACTGATGATTATGGTTATGATGCTTCCGAAATTTCGGCAGCATACGACTTCTTTGCTAGTTCGGAAGATGAGCAAGTTGACTTCATCCTAATGGGTGGATCAATGGCAGTAGAATCCGATACTAAGACTAAAGCAGCGAAGGTAGTTGCTATTGCTTCTGCTAGACAAGATGCCCTAGGTTTTGTATCACCACACAAAGGAAATCAAATTGGTTCCGGTGGTGGAGTTCTATCTGCTGCTGAGCAAAAATTAAATACCATTGCTTTCTTTAGCAATCTTCAATCTACATCATACGCTGTATTTGATAGTGGATATAAGTACCTATATGATCGCTTTAATGACAAGTATCGCTATGTTCCTTGTAACGGTGACGTTGCTGGTCTATGTGTATCAACATCAGCTCAGTTAGATGACTGGTATTCTCCTGCTGGTCTAACTAGAGGTTCTCTAAGAAATGCTGTTAAGTTAGCATACAATCCAGGAAAAGCTGATAGAGACGAACTCTATCAAGCAAGAATTAATCCTATTACTTCTTTCCCTGGATCCGGTGTTGCTCTATTTGGAGACAAGACTGCTCTTGCTGCTCCTTCTGCTTTCGACAGAATTAACGTTCGTCGTTTGTTCATCAATGTTCGTAAGAGAGCCGAAAGACTTGCTAACACAGTGATCTTCGAACAAAATGATGCTACAACGAGAGCTGGATTTGCCGGTGCTTTAAATGCTTATCTAGGAGAAGTTCAATCGAGAAGAGGTGTTACCGACTTCTTGGTGGTTTGTGATGAATCTAACAACACTCCAGATATTATTGATAGAAATGAATTTGTTGCTGAAGTCTACATCAAACCAACACGCTCAATCAACTATGTAACAGTTACATTAACTGCTACTAAGACTGGCGTTTCGTTTAGTGAAGTAATTGGTTCTGCTAACTGATCAATAATTATCTAACAAAGAGGTTAATCTAAAATGGCAAGTACAAAAATTTC